CTAGTTGTTGCACCATTACTTTGATTGTACTCAAATATAGCGTCAAACTGATCACAAGCCACTAACCAATAAATCAGATTATCTCGTTCACTTGCTACAGCTCCAATTGTTTTAGCGTTTGTAATGTTCTGAACTCCAGATACTGTAGATATGCTTGCTACCTCAGTATTTCCTAATTGATTTTTAGCAGCACCAATATTGCCGTTATCTGATGAGTCTACTGTTATATTAAGTGCGTCTATATATACTCCAGAGGGAATCAATCTTTCATCAAGATCTTTGTTCATCACCCCCTGTACGAACATATTACTAATATCTGGCATATCTATTTAATTTGTTTACCCTGGCCTCTAAGTGACATTAGAAGTCTAGAAGGATGCATATTACTTAATCTCAGTTTTGCGTTTCTAAGCTCTGCTTGTTTTTCGCTTCTTGCTAAATTTTTCTCGTATATAGGAGTTCCGTACTTATTATTTATAAGTGCCCACTTTGTATACCTGTATATAAACTCTTCTGCAAATTTATGAATAGTTATGTCAGCATCGTTGCCGTTCTCCATTCCGTCAGAGATATACTCAAGTATTATGGTCTGGCCAGATACTCCAGACGAGAAGTCTATAACTCCATTGTTTACTCTAAACGATGGTCCTGCTGAAAGCTCAGATGGATCAACCATCCACTTAGCACCAACCTCATAACCAAAATACCAGTCTCCATCAACACACCATCCGTAGCACCCGTTACAAATTCCTGGGCCCTCGTATAGTGTTTTATTAAGTCTATCTAGGTCAAGCTTTGATGTACCTATAAGAATCTCTCCGTTCTGATCGAAAAGTATATTATTATTGTTGTCTTGTAGGTAACCAAGAGCTGTGTTAGCCTTTCTGTTCTCATACAAAGGTCTTAATAAACCATCCTGTAGGATTGATATCCTAACATAGTTAACGTAGTCCGATGGAAGTATAAACTTCAAATTGTCTCCCACACTCATCTCTATAGTCTTTATAGACCTAAGAGCATCGTAGTTAAGCATCTTAATGGCTTGCTTAATGTGGAATATAACTTCATAACGCTGCACGTTATTAACGAGTTTGTCGTTTCCAACATACATAGCCATAAAATTATTTACAGCATCTTTCAAAGATATATACTGATACGATCCCCAGTTTTCTTCCTGTGGAACTACACCGTTATTAGTGTAGTACTGATATGGAGTTATATACGGCATCTATTAACCTTTTTCTTGTATATTTTGTAATTCTTCTGTCTTAGCAGCCTGCACTACTTCTGTCTCTCTAATAGATATTCCAGCATACTGAAGTACCTTTAAAACAAGGTCAGCCTCATAACTATCTGGTAACTCAAAATCCTGATATCCAATAGCAGTGTTAGGGTTAAATACTGGATCGCCATTAGATAATGAACTATATGTCCATACTGGATCTTTAGGGTATCTTATATACTGAGCTGTAACAAATCCATACTGAGATGTAGAGTTTAATACCAGTGGATACAACTGTATAAGTGTGTCATTTACACCTGTAGCTGATGGCCTGTCCATTGTATATACTGGATACGAAACAGTAGGTGCTGCAATGTTTGAAGCTAACAAGTTATGTATCTTGCTGTGTGACACCTTTTCAATCTCTACAGTATTATTATATAGTACCTTATCTAAATAATAACAGTCGCTAGGTGTTGAAAATTTAGCATACGTATTATTAAACTGCAGTGCTCCATACGTAGAAAACAACTCTATTGTTTCTGTAAGTTTCTTAGGAACATCTGTATATCCAGCGTTATAAGATCTTGCATTCTGTGCGTTAATAGCCGCACTATACTTATTCATTAATCCATCAAATATCTCCATTTGCGCCTGTTTTGCAAATAGATTAAATTCCATTGGAGTTATGTATCCACGATTATCCTTACTTATTATGGATAGTACTGTATTTCTTACGCTGTCTATCATAGTGCAAATATAATAAAAAAAGGTCACAAATTGTGACCTTTATAATTCATAATAGTAGTTGTATTATGCAATTGCAATTCCAGAAACTGCAACTGGTAAGTTTGTTACAGAATAAGTAACATTGTACCAAGGCTGTTGGAAAGAAGCAACAACTGCATTTTGAATAGCATCACGCATAGTTTCAACTCCAGCTCCTAAAGCAGCATGTGTAATTGTAGTTATTTTTCCACCTCCGTATGTTATAACAACTGTGGTTGTGCTACCTTGCTCAATTAATTTAATGTCAGTAGCTGAAACTAATTGAGTTTGCTCATTAGTAACTGGTATAGATAAAAACTTTTCCATTTTGTAAAAAATTAATGGGTTAATAAAGTACAAATATAATAAAAAAGTCCAACATATAGTTGGACCTTTCGAATAACTACGAATCCTTGAATGTGAGACTTCAGTTGTAAATATACTAATTATTCATAAACTGATCCTCTAAGTACTGATAAAATTCAATACCATCATCAGATTTCAACCAAGACATAAACATATCTTCTTTTTTCTCCCCAAAAGGAACAGTTAGAATCTTCTTCTTGTTATTCTTTAAATTATAATGAATATCCTTTCCAGCTCTAAATGTTACGTAAGCCTCATTGAAAGCTCTGGACGCAATATCGTTAACTTCGATATCTGGATCATCAATAGCATCTAGTAAATCTTGCGGATAGTTTCTAGCAAATAGCAATACCTCATGCTTAATCTCAGCAATGGTCATTCTATCAACATCAGAATCTAAATATATTCTAACTATTGATTTCATTTTATCTATATCTAAAGATCTTGCTGCAATTAATGCATCAACCTCTAAATTAAGATTATTGACATTTTCTTCAGCAATTTTTTGCTGATCAAATTCATAAAATAATAATCCTCCATTTGCCACATTATCTGGATGAGTATCCATAAACTGTTGTAACATCGGATTATTCTTAGCAACAGTTAACTTACCATCCTCCATTACAATAGGTTCAAGTATAGCAGTTCCATCCTGCTCGTCTTCAAAAATAGATCTTTGATTTTTAGAGTATCTAAGTGCTCTATTAACTCCCTTATCTTCATCAAAATAAAGAAGCTGCCTTCTTTTATTACTTCTTGATTGAATAAAAAAACTAACTGGAGTTTTTGATTGATTTAAGACATATACCTTGTCTTTTGTTTGATTTGTTTTCATTATACTTAATTTAAATTAAAATTATAAAAAGAGAGGGACATTAGCGTCCCTCTCTAGTTTTTGATTATTAGTCTTTGAACAATACAAAGTTATTTGCTCCAAGTGTACAAAGCGCACGCTCAGACAAGAAATGTACTTGCATTGCATCTAGATCGCTATTAGAAGCCCCTCCAGCAGAACCAGTAACCCAAGTCTTGAATTTTCTATTTTCTGCTTCGTTTGCACGATAACGAACGTGTAAGAATGGACGCTTCATGTTTTTACCCATAACTTGGTCATAAACTGACATAGTTCCAGCTGGAATAAGAACACCATTAATAGCACCACCTACGATACCACCTCTAAGAGTTGCATCATTCAAGTATTTCCAGTCAGACTTATAGAAGTCATAACCTCTTCTAAATGAAGTAAATCCTAAGTTTAGAGCCATATCTTTGTCATTATCAAACAATCCGTAAGAAGTACCACCAACTCCGTAAGAGTTTTGAGCAGCTAACATATCATCGATATCGAAAGAGAACTCACGATTAACGAACAACACGTTTTCTGCGATAGCACCTTGCTTGTCAAGACGAGCAACGATGTCATCAAACTCACCCAATGTAGAAGGATTACCTCCAGACCATACATTACCACGATCTTCGATAGCTTCGAACATACCCTCACTACCAGAATTTGTTCCTAATTGAGTTGCTGCACCAGAACCAGAATCTGTAGATACATGTTCGATCATCATCATTTCAAGATAATCATCAAAACGTAGACGAGTTTCGTGCTCTGCTTTAACATACCAAAGGTATCCTGTAGCACCATTTTCAGTAGTTACTTCAATCCATCCAATTTGTGCCATATCAGATCCAGCAACTTCAAATTTATCTTTAATGATAACTGGTTTAACTTCGAAGATATCGTCAACTGGCTCAAGAGATCCAGACATTCCAGCAACACCTTTTTTAAATTCAGAACCATAAACAAAAGCAGTTACTGTTCCAGAAGCAAAAGGTGATGTAGAGTTGTAAGCAGAATCATAATAAGCAACTGTAAATGTAGTTCCGTTAGAAGCTACAGCTACAATAAGTCCTTTTGCAAATGCACTAGTTGATTCAGATGACAAAAATACTGTTTGATTAACTCTAAAGTTACAAACATCAGAACCAGCCATTGTAAATACTTGTTGTCCAGATGCAGGAGTACCTATAGATCCATAAGTTAATCCTGTGAATTTAGTATGTAAACGACCTTGCTCTGCCCATTTGATCAAGTCAGAAGCTGAAGGAATTTCAGCACTTACATTACGTAAGAAAGATGCAATAGAACGATTACCATATCGCTCGAATTCTTGCTCATAAGTATCTGGAAGATACTGATTCATAAAGTCAAAAGTACTAATGTAGTTACTTGACAATGTAGCTTTTACAGAGCTAGGAGATAAATCAACTCCAGGAACTGATAATAATGAACCTGCCATTTTTTTTAATTTTAACGTTTTTTAATTTTTAGTCTACCACTATAACCATCGTCAATAGCTCTGATCTGTAATCCAGACTTTGGTGTAGGTGTCGGAGAGTTTCTAGTCATATCTATATTCTTAGACTCCTTATCAAAGTTTGTAACCGCATCTGCTATTCCTTTTTCGTAGAAAAACTTTGCAGTCTTTTCTGGATCCATTGCTATCGCTATAGCTTTGTGGAACGACTCAGCATCCTTTAAGTAACCCTTATCATCTAAAAACTTAGAGATAAAGTTTGTTAAATTAGACTGTTTTGAAAGAATATCACTGCTCTCTCCAGGCTTGTAAACAATCTTGGTGTTGTCATCTATGTTAAACCCGAAACCTTCGAAGTTATTAGAAAACAATTCCTCAGTCTTTTGCTTAAAGAATTCTGACTTCTTTTGTTGTTCCTCCAGCTCTTTTGACTGGTTATTTTTATATGCTTTGTAAGACTCGTAAGCTTCTTTCTCATCCTGTGGAACAAAAGATTCTCTTGACTCAAGAGGAGCTTTGTACTGTTCTTTTAGATCATTAAAATACTTCTTCGCCTTCTTCAGCTCTTGTTTTTTTGCAAGCTTTTTTTCTTTGATTTCAGATTCTGAGTCATAGTCTTCTTCATACTGAAGTTTACTAAGCTTATACTCTACATCCTCATCATCGTCACCATTATCTTTATAATAGTCAGCAAGCAACTTATCTGGATCAAGTGAATCAATGTCTCTATTTAATTTAATAAAGTCTTCGATACCTCTACCAGTTTCTCTTTTATATTTCTGAAATGCTGCAACATCCTCATCTAAATCATTCTGTTGGAATAAGTCATCAATTTTTGATACTTCTCTGTTATACTTTGTTTTAATATGAGATAGTACAGCATCATCATCTATTTCAAAATTACTAGAACTCGTTTGTTCTAGTTCTGGTGTCTCTTCAACAACTGGTGTTTCTTGAGACGATTGCTCGTTTTGAATTAACTCTTTCTCGTGTTCCTCTACAAGTTTTGTTTCTATCTCCTGTAAAGACTTTTCTTCAGAATCAACTAAACGAACAGTAAATTTTTGTTCTTCCATTTTATTTAATTTAATTAGTTACAAAATTAATTATTTTTTTAATACATAAGTTATGAGCCCTTTACCCACTTCTTGTTCTTAGGTTGAGCAGTGTTACTCGGACTCCACTTAACCTTATCTGCCCAATATGCAGCAGATAATTTTCCTTTTGCAATATTCTTTGCATGCCTAGATTTGAACGCTTCTCTCTGTCCAGCTGTCTGGTTAGTCTTAACTCCCTGCTGTCCAAAACGAATAGTCTTTATAGTGTCACCCTCTTTAGCAACTACAATATGAGACTTTGTTGGATGACTTGGAGTTCTCTTAGGTTTGTTGAATCCTTCAACTCCAGCACGTTCTAGTCTTGAATCTTTCATTTATTCTTAGCTGTTTTCTTTGCTTGTTTAAAATCTTTAGATTGAGTATATAATAAACCTTGTTTTTTATCAGATCTATAATTTTTCATTGCATCTTTTTTATCTTCTCCTTTTTTCCAAGATCCAGCTGCAAATTTTTCAGCTTTTTTTGCAGACATAAAACCAAATACTTCTCCTCTTTTTTTAGCTTCTTTATAAGAAGCCATTCTATCTTCTGATGCTCCTAAATCAGTCCATGACCCATCTTTATTTGGAAAAATAGTTGGATTAACAGTATATTTTTTTCTACCTTTTCCTTCTCCTCCTCCCCACTCCATAACGTGAGTTGATTGAGTTCCATTTTGATTTTGTTTTGATGTTTGCCTTATTGATCTAGCAGTTTTTTTTCTATTAGATACAACAATTCCATTATTTGATTTTTTTATATTTCTCTTCGGAGCTGACATAATACCTACTTGTTTTTAGCTGTTTTCTTTGCTTTTTTAAAATCTTTTGCAGTAGGAGCACCTTTAGTTCCTGGATTACGCATGCTTTCTCCAGATCCTGCTTCTATTCTTGCTCTCTTAGCATGTATATTAGCGTATAGCCCTTGCTTCATAATAATCTATTTTTTATGATATGGATTTTTACTATGCCACTTCTTTGTAGCTTTTATACCATCTTTTATTGTCTTGGCATCTGCCTTATTAGTTAAATTAATCTTATCATATCTTCCGTTATGAATGTTAGTGTGCTCCACAACAACATCACTATTCTTATTTTTTTTAACTGAGTGCTTAACACCCTGTATAGATATTACAGCCATTATATCTTGTTCTTTTTTGACTTTACTCTCTTAGTAATAGGAATATTAACAGACATTATTATATCTGTCTCTGGCTTATATCCAGTACCAAAACTAGTTCCTATATCTAGAGATACTGGTCCTTTTGACACCTGTGTGCCAACATTAGCATCGTATCCATACTTATTTACATTTGCGCTAGCGTATGGATGTAATGTAGTCTTCCAGTTTTTAGTAGTAGTCTTTGTTACTTTTCTATTCATATTACCTAGGTTCAAATGATGATAAATCAAACGCATCCATTGAATCTTCCTCAGACTCAAACTTCATAGGAGGAAGGTTATTCTTTCTTTGGTTAATAAGATCTGATTGACGAGTAGCCTGTAAGTCAACACGCTTATCTTTAGCCTTCTCTCTTTCCTTCTCTCTCTTCATTAATCCATCAGTCTCAATACCTTTCAACTTCATGTTATATTCAAACTCAAGAGCCATTAACTCTTTCTTAGCTTCTACCTCAAACTGCATTCTCTGCATGTCGTACTGAGCTTCTGCCTGTTTAACAGCAATCTTTGACTGAGCCTCAATCTGTGCAGTCTGTTGTTTTTGCTCAGAAGCAGCTTGTTGAGACTGCATATTGATCTGCATCTGAATTTGAGACTGCTGATCCTCTCTTTGTTGTTGCTTCTCAAGTCTTCTCTTTCTCTTAACCTTAAGCATCTCGTTAGCAAGCTTAAGATTCTTGATCATTCGTATATCAATAGCATCCTCTAGATCTATCTGACCTGCCTGTAACGCTATTTGTATATTCTGCTCAACCTGTGCTTTCTCCTCCTCATCTGGCTCTAGTTCTATAAAAATACCAAAAGAGTGAAGATACAAGTTCTTGATATCATCAAGTATTGCCAAGTTATACTTACCAACCTGCATAGCAAACTCATCTCTAAAATCTGCATAGTTAAGTATATCAGCAACTCTAAGTGATAGACACTCAGCAAGTCTCTTAGTTATAATAAGTCCACCGTTTAGTATATGTCTTGTAGCAACGTTACTATTTAGAGCAGCCAACTTCTGAACACCAACAAGTGTATCTGGACTAGGCATAGATCCATCCCTAGCTTCATTTAATCCAGTCACGTCACGTATCATATTCAAGTTATAGTTATACGTAGCAATAAGCGCAGACATTTTAGATTGTCCACTATTTGTACTTAACTCTTGAATAGGAATTCTGGCATTGTTAAACTCACCATCTCCAGTATAGCTCCTACCTATAACGGATCCAGTCTGAAAATATAACTTAAGGGCATCCTCTGGATTGTATGCGGCTCCAGTACCAAGGTCCACCTCATTAATACCGTCAGCATCAATGAATACACCATCAGGTATTATTCTAGACATTACCTGTTGTAACTTCAAGTGAGTTAGCTGTATCTGATCTGCAAAAGGAACCATTCTCTTTACTAGAGACTGTATCTGCCCCTTATACATACTAGGTGCATTTATAATGTAGTTGCATAGTGCCTTTTGAGTTGCAGCTTCTGGACGAACCATGTTCTTCAACAAGTCCCACTTTATAAGTATGTTACTTCCAAGAACTAGTACACCTTCGTACCACACATCCTTTACTACATCGATCTTTTCAAATCTTTCGTTCTCACCTTCTGGATTAAAGCTCTCATCTCTTCTGATTACCTTCTCTCCTCCATTATCTAAGAACTTCTTCTTGTATATAAACCTCTTGTCAGTCTTATAGTTAAAGTACAAAAGAGTTACTACTTCATCATTAAATATATCATCTTGGAACTGTCTGATAACTGGGAAATAGTTATACCATGCGGATCCAGAATTCTTTATATCTACTAACTCTTCGTTAGTAAGATTAGGATTAATCTTTCTTAACTCAGTATAGTGTACCTGCTTAACCTCTCCAACATAGTATATGTCAGAAAAGTCTGGCTTTTCAGTATAGCTGTATATAAGTGCAGCTGGATCAACATACTGAACCTGCAGTCCTGCTCCTTGTAAGAACTCATGCTTTGCTGCACCAATACCAATCTCTGTAATATCTTTATCGATCATAGGCTTAACAACGTCCCTATAATCGTTCATTTCAAGAAGAGTGTTTATAGCAACCTCTTCAGCTATCTCAATTGCTGGCTTATACTTAAGCTGCATGTATAGTGCCAACTCCTCATCTGTTTCTGGAATCTCTTCCTCTGGAACATTGAAGCCATCAATACCAAACTGCTCCTTTGTTTGAACAAGAAGGTCCTTTGCAAGCATATCCTGCTCAACCATTTCCTGGAACGCATTCTTTCTTTCTGCTGAGTTAATGTCTTGAGCTGATGCCTTTATAGCGTATAACCTATCGTTCATTCCATTAACAACAATATCAACAAACTTAGGTATGATTTGAACTGGTTTCCAGTCTAGGTTTAGATAAGACAAGTCTCCATTTATAGCCAACAAGTCTTTATACATCTGTGTAGGTTGCTCACCACGAGCATACAGACGTAACTTATGAAACTCTAAATATTGATCATAATATCTACAGCTTCCAGAGTTTACTCTCTTAAACCATTCTCCCTCAATTGCCTTTCCTACCTTCAGACCATACTCCTTCGTATTCTTCTCTGAATCAGTAGCCATTTGATTTGGAAAAGGAAAGCTACTTATAACTACAGATGGTTTATTATCCATTATTTTCTTAATTGACTTTTATTGCCAGTACTATTATCGTATTTTGCAAATTTAATACTTATTTTTGATTTCTCTTCTTCTCTCCTAATTATGTTATTTCTGGTAGCCATTATAGCTAGTCCAGAACTAATAGATGCATCGTGCTTTGTTCTATTGTTTATATCGAACCTAGCCCAGTCCTCAAGTGTCTTTGTAAAGTACATACTACCCATCTCCTCTGGATCTCTATACGTTCCCTCTTGATCGTACCCAACGTATTCTTCTATGTACGTTCCTATAGCTGATGCGTGAGCCTGTTTAACGTCCTCAGATGAGTTAGGTATACCACCAAGCTCTAATTCTGTCTTAGATAGCTTAGAAACGTGTTTATCTGGCCTATTCATAGAGAATGCCCTGTAACCCCTATTCTTTAAATGATAAAGCAATCTGGTCTTATTATTCTCAATAAGTATAGGCATACCATAAAACACACAGGCCATCAATACATCCTCAAAGAATATCTCAGCTGTCTGTGTCCTTGTTACATACTCAAGAAAGAATTGATTTGTAGGAGCCTCCTTCTCCATATGAAACTTCGTTTTACCATGCAGAGATCCATTAGATCCTCCACCTCCTACTGGACCAGATATATCATAAGGGTCACATCCGAATGCACCAAGATGTTCGTTTCCAGGTCTAAATCTTCCAGACCTATCTTTTACAACATTGTTACGTATACCGTTTCCTGGTATCCATGATATTAAAAATCTTCCAGATGGATCTGGACTCCACACAACCTCTGAGTCTAATTCACCATTCCTCCAGTGAAAGTTTCCCCTAGTTAGTACCCTATCCTTTATTAAGGAGTCATTATAATCAATCTGCTGATATATCTTAGAAAGGTTATAAAGCGACTGTCTTGACTCATCACGAAAAGCATGAGATTCAGTTCTCGGATACTGTCTATAAAATTCGTTGAGTGCATCAGGGTCGTTCTTAAGCGCATTAACTTCATTATTCCAATATGTTATTACTCCAGTTTTAATTAATTCTCCATCTATTCCAACTACTGGTTTGTCTGGATCATCAAATACAGGGAACCCATACTCATCTATAAAACCTTCGAAGTTCCACTCCATAGGTATAAATAAAGAGTACAGTCCAGACTTTGTCTGACCGTTTGCGGATCTCCTTCTAGGATCAGAGTCCATGTATAACTTCTTAAAGTTATCACCACCCTTTGATAGTGCGTTTGATGTTGATCCCATCATACACTTACCTATGACCTTACTACCTAATCGCAAACAGGTTTTTGTTACCCTCCAGTTGTTTAATATATTATCTGGCTTCATCCACTTACCACTCTCATCATGTATAAGCATTAGAAGCTTCTCACCATCGTATGAGTTATCAGCAGTATTCTTCCAGTCTATTGTCGTATCAAGACCCTCCATAATCTCTTGATTCTCATCATTCATACTTCTCTTAGTAATCTTTGATGCAGGAACCCTAAACGATAGTTCTGTCTTTGGATTATCCATACCATCTTGTATGGGTTTAAAGAAGAATGGATAGTTCTTTACAATAGGCACAACCTTATCGGTAAACATTGTCTTAGCATCACCACCAGTCTTTGATAGTATACCTAGTCTTGAATCCTTAGATATTGTACCTATGTTACATATTTCACCAGAACTCATGAAAGAAAATCCACTACGTCTATTCTTTAGATAGCACATACCATATGCCCTACTATCAGCCTTACAAGCCTCCCAGAAAATATAAAACAATCTGTTTGACTCTCTGAAGTCTGGAAGACCAATATCTATTTTTGACCACTGAAGGTACATATAATGCGTACCAGTAATGTATGTTGGCTTACCGTTATTCATGAACCAATGCCCATTCTCTCTTCTATCAAACTCCTCCTCTATATAGTCAACCCACTGAGACTTAAATACGTTATCTCTCCTGGTCCACTCAAAGAACGTCTTTATTTTCTGAAGCTCCTTTGGTAGTTCTTTAGGCTCCCACTTATTTCCTAAAACTTCAATATCTTTTGGGGTTTTAGGAAGTGCTATATATATACCATTTATCTCGTATATATCTCCTATGGTTCCATCTTTTGATATAACAATAACATCGTACTGTTCGTCATACCCATACCTCCATGAATTGGACTTATTTCTTGCACGAATAGCGTTTGAGTTAACGTGATCGTTAACAACCCTATGCAGATCATAGTTGCTACTTCTTTCCGCTTGACTTTGCTCTTCCCTCTGCAAATCCACCATTTCCAGTATCTATTATTTTTATAGCAGTATCTTGAAACTTTGATCTTTCTGAATCTATTCTATCTAAAATAAATAATGCATCCTCAAATGCTAGTCTCTTAGCAGCAGCTGCATTCTTCATCTTATCAGCAGATATATCATCATCGCTATTATTTATGATAGGGTCATTAAGTACGTTTATAAGTTCATCTACAGCCTTCTCTGCTGCCCTTAATAACCTATCCTTTTTACCTCTTAAATCTTCAGACATAAACTACTTAATTTCATTCTGTATAACTTCTTACCGTCTATTCTAAATTCATATTCAGACTCTGGCTTGAATGATACTAAGTCTCCAGTTTTAACATCTTTATTTTGTGGTATATAACTAACGTGTCCATGCAGGTACTTCTCTACATCTGTATTTAACATATAGTCAGAGTTATCATTCTCTATAGGTTCTATAAAACAAAATGGATACGGAGCCTTCCATTCATCCTTTCCATAAAGAAATATCTGATCTAATTCCACTATAAATATATCCTCATCATAATGATTCCAGCTAGATCTCTCATTACCCTTCATGTCATAATATATTCTAAATACGTTATGATGAACGATAACAAAGTCTCCTACAGATATATCTCCGTCATACCCTATTGGAGTACTCTCTACAATACCTATCCTATTAGTTACAGTATGATCCTCCATAGATGAGGATATAACAAACTCTACATCGTCATACATTCTAGTAGAGTCATACCTTTTGCCATTTAATGGCTTTATTACAAAATAATGAGGTGACTTCATTAAAAGTTAATGTTATACTCTATTGAAACTGGTACGGTTGATCCAACTGTTTTCCACTTTACTGCCTCACCGTCTTTCTCTACCCATATATCATACAATCCTTCGTCTGTTCTCTTGATATCAAAAACAACATATTCACCACCCATAACTGGCTTTCCTACCTGGAAATGCATAGCGTTTAGAGGGTCTGTTCCTATTGATATCTTTCTTATGATCATGATATTTCTCCAGTTTGACCATTGACCATACCTTCACCATACTTATCGTATATCTCTTTCTGAACAATAGCATACTCGTTTTGAGCCATGTCAATATTCATAAGCGTAGACTGTTTGTCTGTCTTTAATCTTTCTTCGGTAATAGTGATGTCAGCTAATCTTGATCTGAGTTCAACATACTTTGTTCTTGATGCGTTGAATCTTTCTAACTCATCAGATGTTAATCTTCTTTCTTCCATTTGATTTTATTTAATTTAAGGCAAATATAATAAAAAAATCCACACTTTTGATGTGGATTTAGTTGTTGTTTGCGTTATAAGTTATCGTGTGTAAATATCTCTATATATGTATTATTCAATATATTATCCGTTAACGTACTTACATTATACGTTAGAATATATAACAAATCATTATTATTTCCATCATTCACCACTGAATAATTATAACTAGTAAGTATAGAACAAATAACACCTACATTAACACCATTAAATGCTCCATCAGTAGCAAATATATAAACTCCCGTACCATCATACTCCCATGTTCCAGTTAACGTGTTTCCAGGAAGCTCTGTAGCAACTGGAGGATTACTTCCAGATTGAGTTAAATATGCTCTATATATAGTTTGAGATGTCTGTAAATCTGATATAGATTGAGCAGAAACATTCTTAGTGTCTCCAGTATTAGCGTCAGATGCTAGTATCTTATCACCAGGATTAACTGGATCAACTGTATAGTTATTAATTTTTCCCATGATACAAATTTAATAAATTTATTTGTATCTCTTAACTTCTTTGGATCTACCTATAACTGACCCTGGAGTTCCTTTAGTTTTAACTACAGTTTTCTTAACTAAACCATCTCTACCATAAACTGTTTTTTTCTTTTCAACAGCATTATAGTCTTTTCCATCTACAGTATAAGATACTGTTTGTTTTCCAGTTTTAACTACTTTTCTTTTCATGATATATATATTTATTATCTACCTTGTCCTCTATATGCCTTTCTATAGTTCTTACTAGACTTTAATCTACTTGTCTTAGTCTTAGCGTGAACGTCTGGACGCTCAACGTGTTTTGCTATTCTAACAACTAAATCCTGTGACTTTAACTTTGCCATTACAATGATTTTAACATTTCAATTAACTTAGGCTGAGGTGATACATCAGTCTTATCCTTTCTATATGAATTATGCGTGTATACACCTTGAACACCGCTAAGCGCAGGCTTTGATACAGTCCACATATCAGCTTCTTTATACTTAATATCAATCTTATGTACATCCTTCCAATATACCAACAACTCTTTAACTGCCTGTATCTGAGCATCAGTATATGCGTGCCAGTACTTATATCCCTTATAAGGAGTTTCTAGTATGCATACTTGATCCTTAGAAACTTCTTTATCAACGTAGTTATAGAACTTAGTTCCCTTTTTAGTTAGTGGACCCCAGTTACATATCTCAATGCCTACTGATAGTTTATCTAGGTTCTGATATGTTACTCCATATGCTGCAAATACTTCCTGCTTAACACCTAAGTGGTATGCCCATTTCTTAGATGGAAATCCTTGAACTATCTCTCCGTCATATGAGTTGCTAGATCCCTTTCCAGAAACAGCTACGCACGTTGCAATCCTACCTCTGTCGTCATTGTTCCAGTTAATCATTGTGTTCAAAGCAGAAGAGTTTCCTGCTGTGTGATGTAGAACAATCTGTCTTTTTGTTGTATCCTCGTTTACGTACTGAGACTCTTTTAGAGGGTACTGTTTAATTTTAGCCAAGAAGTTTGACATACTAACCTAATTTAATTAATGCTATTGATACTACTAATAATCCTGCAACGATAACCCATATCCAAGGGCTTTTTTTATTATCCTTTCTAGTTTCTACCCTTTCAGTTTTATTATCTTGCTTGTTCTGTTTGTCTTCTGACTTTAATTTCATTTTCAGACTGTCGTTTTGAAGCTTCATCATTTTCTCTAAATGATCAAACATATCCTGCATGGCTTTTCTTTCTTGTCTTGTAATACCACTAGTAATGGTATTTGTTACAGCATACGGAAAACTATCTCTTATAATATGCTTTGTTTCGTATGTGTTTGTAGTATTATTATATACAGTATCTGTACCGTATACATACTGCCAAACAGTGTCTGGTTTTATAACAGCGCCCTTCCTTTTAGCAATATCAATGTGCTTCTTTGCCTTTTCTAAGTGCTTCTCTACAGAACACGAAAATATAATTGTTATGCAACACCAAAATATAATTAACCTACAGATCATTTTTTGTATCTTTTATAAATCCAGTAAATCCTTGTATGACAGTTCTTATCTTCTTAGTCATAGACCAAACAGACTTCATAATATTGTTGCCAGTTATGTCAAAATAATTCTCGTTAATCGAAGATAATTCGATTAAGCAGAAAATAATTAACAGAAAGTTAGTGCATATTGCCTTTGTTGGAAGAGCTATGTCTAATCCAAAATACTTTATAGATCCATCAATAAAAGGTGTTAATGCATAAAAGTCTATTGGGAATACAGCTAAAGCGAATAGGAAGTAACCTGCACCTTTATATATGTATCCCTTTCTAAGCATTCCAGACTTAAATACATCTCTAAACGGCCTGTTTTCTTTTTTAGCTATCTTTCTAAGAGACACCAGCTTAACTAGAGTATCTACTATCATCATAAAAAACAGTAGCAAAACACATAGTTCTATTGGAGTAAAAAAACTAAAGAGAGCTATTATTAGTGATGATATCTTTTTCATTTGTGCAAAAATACAAAAATTATCCTATTGGAGGGGTTGGTTTTGGTTCATATGGAATTAAAGGTAAATCCTTAACCCACATAAACTCAGGGTTTACACACTGGTCTATTTCTTCAACTGATATTATCCAGTTTTCGTTTACGTCTTCCAGAGGATTGAAAAAACTGTCTGAATCATACCATTGTCCAACAAGCTGGTCTTTTTGCTCTAAGGTTAATAACCCTACATATATTGTACTCATACTCTTTGATATTTTAAAATTCCTTTTCTCATTGCTCTTATAAATGTAGTTACATTCATGCCTGCATACTCTGCTGCTTCTCTAACACTTCCATAATAAACACCTGTTTCAAAATCTAATACAGGTTCACTGTTCCAATGATTAAAACCAACATATTCTTTCATTTTTTCAGCTCTTTTAATATACCCTTCTTTAGGTCTTTTAACTCCTAATTTAGCTAATCTCATTTTTTCTTTTGATTCTGGAGTATGCTTTTTACCTTTAAAATGATTATTTTCAATCATTCTTTTTCTCCTTGCTTCGAGTTGTTCTTCTGTTGCTTTAACTCCCCAGCATCCATCTCCACCATCAGTTATATTAACTAACAAGCCACCATTTGATTTTTTACCATACAATGCAATAAGTTCTTTTTCTTTCTCCTTTGCTTCTTCAGTAGACAAATCATCAAAAATGATATCAACTCTATATTCTGTATGTTTTGTAATAGAATGCCAATGTTTGTTTCTTCTTACATTAACATAACATCTTTCTTTATCAGAGCCTATACCAATGTAAAACGGTTCATTTTTATCTAATCTTATATGTCTGTAAACATATGCCATATACAAATTTATAAAATTATTAGATTGAAATATGAATCATCATCATATAACTGTCCGATTAATTCGTCTTTTTGTATCTCTGTTAAAAGTCCTACGTTTATCATACTTGTCTACCTAAAGTTGTCTGGAATGCTTGAACTGCTGTGTAAAAATTAGATGCTTCTGTGTCTGTTAATCCATCACCTATTGAAGCGAAGGCCAAATTTCTGTTAGAATATTGCTGTAAACCACCGTTATTATTGAACGCAGAAATATAAACAGGGGCATTTGAATTTGCACCAGAAGCTTTAGATTGTGTTATTTTTGAAACTCCATTTTTATATATTTCAATAGCGTTTGATGCTGTGCGAGATGAACTATAAAATCCTAATGAATCTAAATTAGAAAACATCGTATAATCAGCTATTGATGAAATTGTACCGTAGAAGTCATTTAAATATCTTGTAAAGAATGTATCGTAATCATTTGAAGAAGAACCGTGTGTTCCAATATCGTGAAATAATCCGTTACTATCTGTTCTTGAATAAATACTATAAGATTTACTGTTTAAATTTAATAACAAAGATGGAATTAAAAAAGTATTTGCATAAGCATTAGTTCCGTTAGGCGTTACACCTGTACTCGAGTGAGTCCAGCCACCATTAAAAACTAATCTAAACGCAGCATTTGTATCTAAAGGATTCTTCAAGTTGAACTTATGAGTACTTGCTGTTCCCCCCACAAAAGGATAGATAGCTTTCATCTTAGTCCAAAGACCGTAACCCTTCAAGTCAATCACAAGCTGATTAACAGCACTCTGCTGTGTAGGGTTTGTAATCGATGCAGCCGTTATGAATGCCTGTGCATCAGGGTCAACTCCTCCTCCACTTGCTGAATTCGCAAGTATTGAATTTGTAGATGAAAATAAGCTGTATCCGAATCCGTACATTATCTCAATACTAAAACAACAGAACCAGCAGATAATTGAATTCTTGAAAATGGCTTTGCTATATCCATTGGAGTTATAATAGCCCCAGCCTTTATATCTATATTTGCATCAGCAAAGTGGTCATTTAATACATTTGTAACTATACCATTTGAATCTGTTGCGTCTAAAACAGTAAATCTAGTGTCTTCAAGAACAGCTATAGCATAAAAAATTTCTTCTATTTCATCAGCAGTATTTAATACCAATGATCCTCCTCTAGCTGTTAATATTTCCCCGTATGAATTAGCCATAATTTTTATTTTTTTGTACTTTTACCGTTTGCTCCTTGACGAGCTCTATTAGTTCTATAATGTTCCTTTACTATCTTACCATCTTTCTTGTGACTCATATCCATATCGTCACCGTTTCCATACGTTCCTGCATCCCTATTAGCCTTATTCAGCTCGGCTCTTCTTTTCTTCTCTTTATCAGACTTATTATATTCTTTCTGATATTGAAGTCTTTTTTTTCTAGCCTCTGAATTCTCAGCGTAGTACCTCGCTGTCCTCCCCTTTGTTGCCATATGGAAACATGTTATTTAGTTTCTCTTGTCTTTCATTACATCCACAGTCCCCGATGATACCTAGTTCTTTTGCCTGTTCAATAGCATACTTTATTCCTGTATACGTTGTTACCATCGCAACAGTATCACCTAAACCTTTCTGTCTTGAAAGAACTTTAATCATTTCATTTTCTTCATTCCATTATGCATAGACGACATAATAGCCATCTTAACCATAGTCTCTGAAGCCTCTTCTGCTAATTCTTTAGCAGCCTTCTGGCCTTTCTTAGCTTTAATCAACTTATCGATATAAGTATCATAAATACCTTCTGGTTTCTTCATATTTTTCATACTGCAAATATAAATAAAAATATTATATGTATAGATCTACTAAAAAGCTATTTATATCATTAAAATATCTATTATCTATTGAACAACCAATATCCAGAAGTATTATTCCATCAGTTGTATATACATGAGCCTGTGTGTCTGAAACAATACTAAACATTTGACCATCTATTTCTATAAATTGGTACGTATTAGATTCTAAAGAAAATCCATTTTTTATTTTAATGATATTATACATATTTTTTTATTAATCCAAATTGCGTTCTGCTTGTATCACCTGTATTAAATAATTTTACTGCAAAAATGATATAATAATTATTGGCAGGATTAAACGTAATTGTTGATGTTAATGTATTAATATAATCTGCACCTATTGTTACACCTGCAAATATTACAGACAATTGATTTACTGATGTATCTATAAATAATTGTCTAACGCCTTGACCAATTGTATTTGATGTAGTTATCGTATTGAATGTACCTAATAATGTTGCACCTGTTAATGAATCCGTTGTATTTATGTAAAAATCATGATAAATTGTTGCTCCTGTACCACTAACACGAATTGCCCTTGATATTACTTCTAATACTGTTGGTTGTGTAATTGAATTTGCAGGTATTAATACTGATGCACTTTTACTAACTGCCAATGTACCTGTAATATTAACTCCTGTAACTACGCCTAATGATGGATTTCCATTTATTACTATATTACCACTTCCCAATAAACTTGTTGAGTTAATAGTCTTAATGTTTGTACCAGATACAAGTGTTGGCTGAACTCCAGCTGCACTCAAACTTTTATTATTCCAAAGTGACGTAGAAGAGTTATACTGCAATAAATCATTATTAGAGATTGTTGCTGGATTTATATATACATCATGTATCTCATCTAACTCGTAACCATTCTGTACCCTTACATATATCTGACCGTTACCAGCGTTCGCCCTCTCAACAATACCTGCATACACCAAGTGATTTGGTGCGTATGGCTTAGTAGAAGTAAGAGTACCTGCCGTAGCCCCTACATATAATGTAGCTCCTGGAGAGTACATAGATGTATTCAAGTTCTGTATTACACCCTGAGTTATAATAAACCCTGTGCCGTTTGAAGGAATAGAGCTGCTGAATACAAGACCCACTGTCTTTGCTGATGTTGCATCACTTGTATTATATGCAAGTTTTACAGACATCCTGTCACCAGTTGCTCCAAATGCATATACTGGCTGTCCCTTATTAATTGTTACACTGTCAGCATTTGTTACATATGCAAACATCTGGTTAGGAGCTATACCAATCATCTGAAAGTTTGTACCGTCATACACAACCAAGAACTCCTGACCAACCCTTATATCACCTCCAGTAACCCCTACATCATTATTCTTAACAAGATTTATTGCACCCAATCCGTTAATGTTTAATGTAGCTCCATTAACGTTGTCTGTATTAAATTTTATAATGTAAGCATCATTAGTAGTATATGAGGTTACTCCAGTTATTGTTGTTGTATAAACATCTGTAACAGCTGCTGTAGCTGTTCCGCTAAGCATTCCACCACCTCCTCCAGTAGGAGTAGCCCACGTTCCGTCACCCCTTAGATATGTAGTATTATCCGCAGTGCCAGTACCCAAGTTAAATGTAGGTATCTTGTCCTCTTGAGAGAATGGTATTATTTTATCTAGAACCTTCTTAAGTGGCCTTGGGAAAATACTCATATTGTTTGTTCTTGTCGCAAATTTAGCATATTTTTGCGACATATGGTCCCAGTAGTTAAAAGAAAGAAGGTATACGTCAAAAAAAGAAAGCGTAAGGTCCTTGTGTGCGATAGAACCGAGGTTAAGTACAACTACATGAAGTACTACCGTGTTATTAGGTACTGGGCAATGCGTACATACGATATCACTATGCCAGAGCTTGAGATACTATTCTTCCTGTATGACGAGAAGCTGTTTACCATCTCAAAGTTCGAGCAGTACAACAACATATTCTCCTGGGATAAACGAAGGATATACAAGCTACAAAACAAGGGACTAGTGCACGTTTGGAGAGCAGCAGGGCATCACGAGGCCAGGCTGTACGAACTAACGTATAAGGCCAAGAGAATGGTGTTCAGTATCTACAAGAAGCTTAACGGAGAGGAACCTATACCAACATCAGAAAGGCGCAACCCTATATTTAAAAAGACTGCGCCTTACACGGATAAGGTTTACGCTATGGCAATAAACCAGTTCAATAAAGAGATCAAAGAATCAAAGCAACATCCCTATACATAATTATTCTATAGTTCTTACCGTCCATCCTATAGTCGTGACCCTGTACAGCGTCATACGCTATAATATCTCCAGAAACTAGTACTGGCTCACCGTTCTCATCTCTTGGTAGGTCCTCACTTACAAGCAGTACCTCTGCCTGCTGATATCTCTGCTTTGCCGTCTCCATTCCAGATAGCAAGAGCCCTGTACTGGACTCCTGCTTCTCTAGCTCCATTGGCAAAACAAGAATAAAACTATTCAACGCTTTCATTCTCTCTTACGTTTGTTATTATTGCATTAGTACTTAGTATCGTTGTTGCAACAGACACCGCATTCTTTATCGCATTCTTTGTTACCTTCGCAGGATCGATAATACCCATCTTGATCATGTCACCGTACCTGTTGTTCTTCACATCGTAACCATACCCGTCCTTTGTAAACTGTACGTTCAAGTAACACTCCTCTGGATCAACTCCTGCGTTTCTACATATCTGGAATAGTGGTGACTTAACAACATTATCCATTATAACAATAGCGATCTCTCTCTCGATGCTGTAGTTCCTACTGTTCGTTCTAAGCTTGTTTAATGCGTTTATTAGTGATATCCCTCCACCAGGAAGAATTCCTTCGTCTATCGCAGCCTTTACAGCTAATACGGCATCGTCAACTCTGTCTCGTAACTCCTTCTGCTCTATATCTGAGTCAGCACCAACATATATGATGCCTATCCCTCCAGATATGTTCGCAATACGCTCGTTCAAGAAGTTGATATAGCTCTCGTCCTTCTCCTCCTCGATAAGCATCTTAAGGTCTGACACGTGAGAATAAACATCGTTATTGTCTACATACATCTCATCTGGAACTATAACCGTTGAGTCCTGTCCAATAATAATCTTCTTTGCCTTACCCAGTCCATCAAACGTACATAGGGACAGGTTGTCCCCAGTTGCTTGGCTGTAGTAGTGGCCCCCTAGAGAAACAGCGATGTCCTCCATCAACTCATCCTTCCTGTATCCCATAGATGGCGGAATGATGTTGCAGAACCTAATCTTCTTCTCTAGTACGTTCATATTAATCGTAGCTGCCACCTGTGGAGCCAACTGGCCTATCACAAGTAGTGGGATACGCTCAGCCACAACCCTCTTAAGTATTGACTCTATGTGCGCTAGGTTAGTGATCTCGTGATCTGTGATGAGCACGTATGCGTCCTCGAACACACACTCCATCTTCTTGTGGTCAGTAACAAAGTGTCGTGATGTCCATCCTCTCTGCACTCGTATACCGTTAATAATCTCGGAGTACGTGTTGTTTGTCTTGGTGTTGTTCTCAACAGTTACAAACTTAACCTTGTCATAAACGTCAGCGATCAACTTACCGATAACTGGGTCGTTGTTCGCAGAGATTGTAGCAACGTCAAGAAGCCTCTTGCCAAGAACTGGCTTAGCCATCTTGTCAAGACTCTCAACCAACTCGTCACATATCTTCTGTATGCTACGAAGGACCTCTGTCTTGTTGTACTTGTCATACGACCTAGTGACCCAGTCATACGAGTCTATCAGGTCCCTTGTAAGTACGATACTTGTTGTGGTACCGTCACCAGCCATCTTCGCAGTGTTTGATGCGGCCTCACGTACAAGCTGCACCGCAAGGTTCTCTACTGGGTTGTATAGGTTTATTGACTTTGCAACAGTTACACCGTCCTTCGTTACTGTTACCCCTCCTACATGCTGTTCAGACTCTATTAAAACAGTCTGACCTCCTGGGCCTAGTGTTGATGCAACAGCGTCAGATATCTTATTTATACCATTTTTTAGCTGCTGACGACCCTTTTCGTCTAGAAATATTTGCTTAATTACCATGAAATTTGATTAAATTTTATGCGAATATATGAAAAATAAGTAAGCCCACAACAGTGGGCTCGATTTTTTTTAGTATGCTAACCATTGTTCTACTAGTTCTTCACCGTATTCTTTTATATATTGTTTTTTGAAAAGTTTAAGAACATTTATATGCTCCTCTTGAGACAGCTCATTTATATATAACTCAGCTGTTTCTGTTGCCATTTCTAATGTAATTGTGTAATGTGCTCCGTTTTCCTCAATTACGTCCCAGTCTATTCTATACTCTGTCTCTATTTTGTCGTAGTCGTAGATACCCTTACCTATTTCTTTTATCAGGCCCTCTGCGTAATCCTTCATGTCATGCTTCATTCCGTACATGCACTTGCCTAATCTTAGGTGTCTGTTCCAATTCTCTTGGTAGAACCAAACATATGGATCCGCATCCTTGTAACTATCTACTATGTATGGGTTATCAAAAGACCCTAACTCTGCTGTTGTGTCTATGTATACACCTGGTGCATATAAATCTCTCTGTGCGTTAGTTGTTAAACCTATAACTGCTAATGCTAATGTTAAAACTACCCTTTTCATAATACTAGATTTTAAATTGTTTTCACTTATAACTCCAATATATATAAAAAGTAACATCCTCCCAAAAAAAATTTTAAGCGGATGCACAAAATAAATAAAATTATTTACTTATAAACCTTCTTGTTCCAGCTTGTTTATAGCCCTTAGACTCTCCAGAACTACCGATACGTTTTTTTACTTCTTGAGCCTTACTCATCAATTGACCTAATTTTTCAGAAACATTCTTGTTGGCCATTTCCTTTTTCTCTTGCCTTGTTTGTCTCATCTTAGGTTCCTTGTCCTTACTTACTCCGTACGCCTTGCTTAGTGGTATCTTTTTATTAAGCTCAGTCATACTAAAGTAACTAGTACCTCTCATTGTTTTTCCTTTCTCAGTCTTTCGTGCAGTCTTAGCATCGCTTGCTTTAGCTGCAACTTTAGAGGCAGTAACGTCCTTCTTCTCCATACGAAGCCCCTTTCTAATGTCACCCTTGTATGATCTAGCCTCCTTAGCAACATCTCTAGTATTCCTTATTGATGATTTTAGTGATGCCTTCTCTTCTTTTGTTTTGGCTGACTTCTTAGCTTCTTTTATAGATTTTACTTGACCCTTTGATAATTTAGATATCTCCTTGACATCGGCCTTAGCTCCTTTTAATAAGCCAACTCTACTTTCAGATCCAAATTTACCAGGATTTGTTGAAGCGTTAACCTTTTCTCCTTTTATAGAATCAGATGAGTATAGTGCCTTTAGATCTTTAAGTCTTTGAGCAGAACCCTCTAACTTCTGACCTCTTTTAATAGTTGTTCCAGATTTATTTGTCTGATCCTCTAAAGCAACTCCACTCAATCCAAGAACTCGCTCTCTTGCGCCAGCAAGCTTCTCCTCCTTCTTGTACTTAATCTTCTCAGAAAGTCTAGGACCCTTTGTTTTTTCAACTGTTGCCGTTTGGAATAATTTACCAGCAGAGTATCCCTTACCAGCGGTTTGTTTCCTATACATCTTGGCTCCACTTCTTTTAGGTGTAGCTGTTATAGTTTTTCTAGTAACCGTTCTACTCTTAGGACCAGATACAGTTTCTGGAACCATTATGTCTTCCTTGGCTTTCTTCTCTTTAGTGGTTACATCGTAACTCTTCTTCTTGTCGTCAGTAAATACAGCGAACTTATCTAATTTTGGAACCTTCTTTGCAGCCTCTCTTATGTTCTGAGGATCTGGTTTAGCCTTAGGAGCCTTACCCTTCTCGTACATCTGTAGCTGCATGCCTCCGACCTCTCCCTCATAGTTTTTCTGGAACGGGTTATTGCCTTTAGCTCTATCCATGCCGTACTCCTCTAAAGATTTCTTACCAGTGTTCTTGTACACATCGTAGTCAGCCTTAGTTATAACAAAGTCCTCCTTATCAGAAATGCCGTACTGCTTCCTTATCCTTGCCTCGTCCTCTGGAGTTACGTCTGCTATGCTATAGTCAACACCCTCTTTTGTTGATGCCCTGTACTGATTAGAGTATGTCTTAGGCTTCTCTTTTGGAAGGGCGTTCTTGTCTTCAGTTGTTGTCTTAACAACAGCCCGACCCCTTGACCGAGCTGTTGACATTTTACTTCTTACCGCCATAGTTACTTGTTTTTACCACCTTTGCAGCTTCCCATCTGAGCAACTCCCTGCCCAGTTGACTTACTCTTTCCTCCTTTTGTGTATCCCTTATCCATGACTATTTACCTTTTTGAGATTTAGCTTTTTGTCTTGCAGCAGCAAGTGACATCTTAAGACTTTCCAATTTTTTCATCTCCCTAGCGTTTAAACCAGCCTTAGGATCAAAAGGTTTTGCTTGCTTAACTTTAGCATTTGTGCCACCACCCTTTGGTAATACTGGATTTTTTTTACCCATAACCATTGGCTTAACTGTTGTCTGTTTTGTGATTCTTGTGTTCATAACATGTTATTTTTAAAGTTTATCGATATGCAAATGTAGTAATTATTCCTCACAATTCATTCTGATGTACCTGGTATCCAGCGTAGCGTAGTACCTGTCCCAGTCCACCTCCCTCATCTTAAGCCTGTAGGTGTAATGAAGTGGCCTGTATTTAAGCCTGTAAGCTGAGTAAGTGTCGTCAGTGACGCTCTGTGACGCAATAATGTCGGTTTTGTGCTGACTTTTTTTCATTTAATTTATTGATTATTAGTTAGTTACGTGATTTTGTGTCGAGATGACGACACCAGCGTCAAAAAAAATATTTTTTTTATTTCTGTATACCACCATCTCTTATTATATATATAATTTTTTTTTTTATAATTTGTAAATATAGTAACATCTTAACACTAAAACAACTAAAACCCTTATAAATAAAGAGATGTAGAGGTTTTCAACTAAGCATTTAGTCAGCACTAAATGGCAATTCTTGACACTGACCGTCACAAAGTTAAAAAATTGATCGTATATATTGGGGTAGTGGGTAATATATAGAATTATCGTGAACGGGTACAATAGGAAAACGAGTTCAAACGACATGGGGGGTATACCATTTCTATGAATTTCCTCCAACTTTTCAGCTTTTTGCTTAGCCTATAGGCATAGCCCTACATACACACCTACATACATCGCACGCATTCATAGTCACCTTGATGCATGGCATACATACATACACGCATACATTTATCCCATGTGTAAATGTACCCATGCAGATAGGTATACATACATATATACATAACAATATATCTACCGTGGTATATACTACACATACATATATACATATAGATATACTTACCTAGGTATATACTACACATGTATACATCTACGCACGCACATACATACGCACACGCACGCATACACGCATACATGTGTGCACGCATACGTACATACAGTTAGTTGCGGCAAAGGTTTATTTCTCGGGCGCATACTTTCAGACAGGAAATCACAACTATCACCCGACCAACCAACCAAAATATCTTGAGTAACGCATTTAGCGTAATTTTTTTTTC